TAATAAGTGCTTTATTAATAACACCCATTCTGCCTCTTTTTACAGCAGCTTTACGAGGCATTTTTGTATCATTTTCTGCAAAATCTTTTTTAATTGCAGAAAGAACTCTACCGGAAGTTGATCCAGGGACTTCTTTTAAAATACTGTCAGTAACTTCAGCGATTTGCTCATGAGACTCTTCATAGTTAAAGTCAGTACCGGCAACAAGAGCTTCAATTTTTTCTTTGACAGATTTAATGTCAATAACAAGACCTTCAGATTTTGTTACGAAACTGAAAATTTTTGCAAGTTTGCTAAATGGTACGCCATTTGTAAAAAGTGCAGTTTTAATAACATCTGCTTCCTGACCTGCATCAAAACCTGAAACAATAGTTGCTTTTGAAGATTCATACAATTCTTCTGAAATACCTTTTGGTAGTTCTACTTTTGCTTTTTCACTCATAATTCTTCTCCTTGTTCTTAATTATATATTTTTATAAACTACTAACCACTAACTAATGATTCATCATACTACATAAATATGTATTTGTACACTATTTATTTAAAATTTTGTGTCTAATATTACTGGATATTTTTGTTTTGTATCTATTAAAATTTCAGAAGGTTGAACTAATCTGTTCTGGTTTTTAAATAAACTATTTACATCTGTTGGAAGTTTTTTGTCAAACCATCTAAATTTTACCCAATTATTTGCTTTATGTTTTGCATATCCGAGATGATCATAACAAACATATTCTGAAAATGAATAAAATCCACAATTGTAAATTACTCTCAAACTATTTGGCATATTCATTTTTTTATGAATTTTATATGTCACATTTGTAACTCTTAACCATTCTAACTTTTTATTTTCTTTTTGAACAACATCAAGTTCATCAAAGAATGTACTGATTTTTTCTTGAAACACAAATTTATGATCGCATACATCACAAACTTTGACAGTTGGATGGTGAAGGCACCCACAATTAGGGCATGCTTTTACTATTGGTTGTCCTGTTCCTTTTTTCTTTTTAGCTTTATCCGGAATTTGCACATTATTAATAGGTCCTAATCTGGCAATATTACCAGAAAAATCAAGGACTAAACAATGATCTTTGCCAGGAGCTACACGAAGTCCTCTACCTATCATTTGTACATGAAGAACTGGACTTTTTGTAGGTCTCAGCATACCTATTAAATCGATGTTGGGAGCATCAAACCCAGTCGTAACCATGCCTACCGACACTAAACATCTGACTCCTTGAGTTTTAAACAAATCAGTAATTTCATGCCTATTTGTAGTGGATCTGCTATGCAATGATACTGTTTTAATTCCATGTTTATTTATTTCTTCGCATATACTATCTGCATGATCAATATCAATAGCGAATATGAGCCATGATTTATAATTTGCTCCCATTTTAACTATTTCTTTTACTGCTTCTTTCGTTATAGATTCTCTGTCAAATTTATCAGATAAATCTTTTTGATTAAAGTCACCAGCAGATGTTCGTATTCCTTCAGTATCTAACTGCAATTTTGCTGGTTTACTAAATAACTTAGTTAAATATCCATCTTTTACTAACTTATTAAATTTATCCATTGAGCATAGATCATATGAAAGTTTGTTGAATAATGCGCCTTGCCCTCTGTGGATATATCCATGGCCTGTTCTGAAAGGTGTTCCAGTCAAACCAACTCTTGTTAGTTCAGTATTATCAAAAAATTGTCTATACATACCCCGACCTTTTGTAGGGCACGAATGAGCTTCATCGACTATTGCTAAATCAAATTTTTTAAATAAATCATGCTTAGAATATACTGATTGAATACCTGCTACTGTAATTTTCTCTATATTTCTGGCACCCAATCCAGAACTGTATAAGCCAATAGATATCCCAGGGAAAAATCTTTCGATAGCTTCATGGTCTTGAAGTAAAATATTTTCTGTATGAGAAAGCACTAAAATATTATGTTTTGGTTTTTTTTCTAAATACTTATAAATAAAGCTACTTAAAATTTTAGTTTTTCCGCCGCCTGTTGGAATCGCAGCTATAGGATGACAATTACTATTAGTTAAAATATCTGATAGTAATGCATCCTCAGTATCTATTTGATATTGTCTATCTTCAAATATCATAATTTTCCTTTATTAATGTTAAATCAAGCTTCCACTCGTGCAGCGCTCTTTTTCTGTGTATGTTTAATGCTATTTTAACTTGTTCTATAGCTTTTTCATATGTAATATTATTTACTTTACAAAAATGTTTTATTGCTTTTTTATAATCAACTCTTTGATGCTTAGTTCTTCCTATATGTTTTACTTTATGACACAAAGGGCATATAGCTTCTAATTTTTCTAACTTTTGCACTTTAGTCTTTTGATTATAACTAAAAACTTCATGACATTCTACTGCCCATTTTTTGCCTCTTCCACCGCATATCTCACATCTGTAACCTGCTTTTAAATATGCACGTTTTCTTATAATATCCCAGACTTCTTTACTATACTCAGATCTGACATTTTTTTTATAGCATGTAGTTGGTATTAATTCTATTGTAAGTTTTTTCTTTTTGAACTTACTTTTGTCAAACTTTTTTGGTTTATGTACACTGTTCAAATTAACCATTATTTAAACATTCCAATATTTCATATTTTTTGCATCCGAGCCTTTGCTGAGATGTCGAAAGTTCTAAGTCAAGTGCAGAGCATCTCCATTTACCATTCGGCTCTATATCACAATTCACGCATGTTCTACAACTTTTATGAATTTTGCCTCCACCATGACAAATGCTTTTAGCTGAACAAAATTTACAAGCATACCAAGTGGGTTTAAATTTTTTCTTTGGAGGCTCTTCTGATAGTACAATATTTTCTGCTTTTCTTTCTAATTCTTTTGCTGCTTCAGCATCATAGTGCACTCTTTCAATATACATTGAATCATCATTTTTATTAACTGCAATAAACAAAGCTCTTGTTAATTTTAAATATTTCATGTAAATTTGCATTTGTGCATAATACACAGGTTTTGAAGCTTTTACACCGACTTTGCACACATCCTTAAAATATTTATCTGACATTGTTTTGTATTCATTTAGATGTGGAGTTTTTGGTGCTTCGATGATACCTATAGATTTTCCATCACAATGACCTTTTGCATGTCCGTGACAAAAAATAACTTCTGCCTGATCATCATAACAAGTAATACCAACTTTTGCTAATGTTTTTACTATTTCTGGCTCTTCTCTATGACCTCTATTAAATAGTCTCATAATTCTTGCAGAAATTTCTTCTTCGTAACACCATCTAAATGCATACCATAAGAATCTTTCACAAGAATGACCTAATGCACTTGCACCTAAATAAGGTCTGAGTTCTTGTTTTTCAGACAATTCTTCTATTGCTTGCAGTGTAGTTTTCTTTTTTAATTCAGATAATGCTACCATATTTAATCCTTTGTTATTTATTGTGTGAGGCAGGGATTCGAACCCTGCATATTAATTCTTATAAGGCACTCTTTAAACAGTGATTAACGGAGCCTACGATCCGCGTCTACCCATTCCGCCACTCACACATTTTATCTAGTCTTTTGCCCAAGGAAGCTTCTTTGCAGTTTTTTGGACATTATCAACAACTTCAGCCTCATTTGGTTCGTCTGCCGGAACCATGTCGTCAGCGCTTGCTTTTGCCCATTTAATAATGCTATTAGAAGCAGGATTTGATGAAGTCGCAGGAACCACTTTTAAAGTAAGTTTCATAGGGATTCCATGCAATTCTTCAGTGTCTTCTACACCAACTTTTTCACATGCTTGGCAAATAGAATTAAGTGCTTTGTTAGCAATTTCTACAGCAATCGGATTAGGATTATCAAGATTCAAACGTTCATACAATACTCTTCCTTTTGATTTACCTGCTAAAAGCTTGAGTTGAAGTTCAATAAAATGTCCGGTTTTAGCCTTAGTTGCTTTGTACTCAGATTTTATAATGTTTGCAATGTACTCTCCAGCCGGCAGTGCAGTATAATCTCCGAGCCCTTCGTTATTTTCTTTAGTGTTAAACGTTAATGGTAATTTCGCCATAATCAGTGTCTCCTTCTATTAAATTATTATTTTTTTGGTGCCATTATTTGATTAAAAATAGAAGTTAAATCAGGCTCGGCCTTAGCTTCAAGCTTTCCACTTCTATCTTTTGCTTCATAATTCAGGTCTGCAGATGTTTGTAAATATCTGTAAACTGTCCCATCTTCAAGCTTTCCTAATCGTGATGCAAAAACTTCATCGAAGAAAAAGCTCAAGCCATTGAGTAAAGTTTTCCCAGGCATCCCCGGCATAAATGAAGTAATACCATTTTCATCATTTACAAACTTAACTTGCTTGGCAGTGAAATAAACATTTTTCCCTTTGATATCTCTAAAACTTCTAATAGTGGAAGCCATGTCATCATTCAATCTACCGTATGCTGCCCTGGGATCTTTTTCTTCACCTTTATAAGTAGTTAACAAAACTTCAGCAACTTCAGTAATTGAGTCTAAGCAAATAGTATCAAACTTTTTTGCTTCTTCTGACTCAGTCAAAAACTCATAAGCTTCTGATAGTTCATCTTTTGAAGTTATTTCAATCACCGGAGTGTCTTGTTCAGACAGTGACAAAAGTCCTGCTTCAGCACTTAGAATAATTGGTCTCGGCGCTGTTGCACACATTCTTGTTTTTTCACTTCCGGGAGGTCCGTAGACTAAAATTTTTACACCATTTGCTGCAAAATCTTTTGTTGAACTAATTTTAATTGTCATTTAAAATTCCTTTTCTTTTAGTTAATATTATTGTTTTATAATTTCAACAGATAACGTGGGCGCTGCCTGGACTGTAGTCACTGCATCATGTAACAAAGCATCAGCTCTTAACTGTTTATATGCAGCTAACTTGAGCACAGGTTTGAAATTAAGTACATTTTTTTCTTCATCAGAAAATTCACTGAACATTTGATTCACTAAACTTTCATCAAGCTTATAACCAATCTTACCGTCAGCTACTGCAAGAAAAGTAGTATTTTCGAATTCAAACTCATGCTTTATTTTTATTTGCCCTTGTTCTCCTTTGAACATTTCATAGCATAGTTCTTTTCTCATTTTCATTTCTTTTGCTTTAAGTTCTTTTAAGTCAGAACTAAGTTGCTTCCATTCTAAATATTTATTCATACATTCTCCTTTTCAAAGTATTAATTAACTTATATAGTAAACTTATCACAAAATAGAACTTTTGTACATAATTATTTTTTTTAATAATTTTTCTTTTTTAGCAAAGCATTTTTCTTTATTTCCTTTTATGCAATTATCACACTTTTCATATATGCCTGCTCTGGTTGTTCCAAATGAATTACAGTTAAAAACATTTTTAATAATGCCACCTTCTTTTAAAAACTCGTTTGTAGATTGAGCCTCACAGTGGATCACTGGTTTTTTGTTTTTCTACCAAATAGTGTTTTATATACGCTTGCAGTTTTCTTTGGTTTTTCTCTTGTTTTTTCTTCCCAGTGTTCTTCAAGAGTCTTTTCTTTATTCCATTCACATTCTTTACCTTTCATACATTTTTCGTCATAAGGGCAATTGTCTCCCTGAAAATCATATGTGCATATACTCATTTTGAACCTCCTTTTTAAAGAGTTTGTGGAGGACTTTCGCCCTCCACTTTATTTTTATACTAAGTGAGTTATTCTGCCATTCCATTCACCGAAGATCACTGAACCGAAAGGAGCAGTTAGAGTTGTTGTTCCAATACGTTTTCCCTCACTCATAGTATCTTTTTCAACTAAAATTTCAAGTCGGCCGTCATTTGAATAACCAACAAATTCACCTTCAACGTAGCAATCTTCTCTGCCTTCTAAAGGTTCCCAGTCCCAGGATCTGATTTTTGCTCCGACAGTAAATTCACATTCTTTACCAGAAAGATTGTAACCGTTTTCAATTTTTGTTTCGTTAGAGTTTGTCATGTGTATCTCCTTTTTAAAGTATTTGATTAACCTATAAAAGTGTCTGCTATTTCTGAAAAATCATAAGTTTCTGTAGTATCATAGTATTCAACTACAAAAAAATTATCTGCTACATCTATAACTTTTCCAAAATATCTATTAAAATTTTTACATCCTTTTAGTTTAACTTTGATATCTGAGTTGTTTTTCTTAGCTGCTTTAACTATAGTTTCCATTTTTCTCTCCTTATTAAAGTATCATTAACTTATAGATACATCTTATCAAGTAAAGATTAGCTTGTACACACTTTTTTTCACTTTTTTTCACTTTTTTTCACTTTTTTTCACTTTTTTTAATCTTTTTTTAATCTTTTTTT